GCCCTCTTAATTTATTAAGAGAATCGCCCAATATCGGGCATCATTTCTCATGCTTTGATCTAAGCGCAGCGACGGATCGATTGCCTATTGATCTTCAAATTGACATCCTAAAATTATTGGGTGTTGATGGTCAACTTTGGTATAACCTGGTTAATTTACCGTGGTCATATCGTAATGAAACAATCAGATATGCCGTTGGGCAACCAATGGGTGCCTATTCTTCTTTTGGTATGTTAGATTTAACTCATCATTTGATAGTTTTACTAGCGGCGAAAAGAGTGGGAATTAGTAACTTCACGAAGTATGCTCTTTTAGGTGATGATATCGTTATCAACCATAATGATGTAGCCGAGGAGTATCTTCAAATAATGAAGTCTCTAGGTGTATCTATCAATTTAAGTAAAACAGTTAGATCTTTAGAACTAATTGAGTTTGCTAAAAGATGGGTAACACCACATACTGATCTGTCTCCAATTGGAGCAGGAGCAATCCTGTCCATTATGAGAAAACCGGCATTAATCGGGGCTTTTATAGTAGAGTTGAACCAGAAATCAATGGCTAATACTTCTAGCACGGTTCGTAACCTGCTACAAACTGCGCCTTTCAAATCGAAAGGTGCTATTTACGTAGCATTATGGACATGTTTTGGAGTTAAGGGGCTTCTGAATACCACACGCCAACTGAACGAGCAATCGTTGAGTTGGATCACTTATGGTAGAAGCATAGATCCCTTTTGTTTCCAGTATAGTTTACACGAAGGAGTAAGATCCGTCGTGCTCGCGAGAGCAAGAAATGCTATCATCCAAGCGGAGCTTGCTGAGAAGTATTTTTGGAATACTTTCTGGCGCAAAACGGCCACTAGAGGATTAGTCCTTGGGCTTTACGAAGCCCTAGCGATTATCTTAGCTCCCGGATTTTGGTTGTATCTGGAGTCTTTAATTAGACAAACAGTAAACGCCAAAAGATTCGAAGCTGAAATCCATCAGATTCCTATTACTCACGAGGGTACACTAACTTTATTAGAAATGTCACCAATTGTAGGTCTTGACCTACGTTGGTCTAAGCAAGCTGGTAAACAACTCAACCTCTTCATCCGTGATGTTTCTAAAGCAATTTGGAACACCTACGATATGATGGAGAATGATTGTGGTATGTATAGACAAGATGATTCTCATTTCTTATATTAGAAATCTGATCAAAGAGTCTCTACTTACGAGCAAATGCGAAGACGACTTTCTTAGAAAGTGTGTTCCTAGTGTTTGTTGATCTCTTGTCTAGAGACGTAAGCAAGGGTTAACTGAAGACACTCG